ACCATTGTTCGAAACAACCGGGCCGGAAAACGTAGTAGTAGCCATTTTTAATACCTCACATGCGAGTAGTGTTTACCAGTCTGCATGTCGTCAGTCGGGGCTGTCTGGTAAACGAATTTTTCCCGATGATCACTATATACCCTTAATACACTGAAAAGGAAAGGGGGGCCGAAGCCCCCCTCACCGGTCCTATTAGGACGCGCCCGGCGAACCGAACATGCCCAGCGGATCCGACCAGCCGAAGCTATAACGCTCGCGGCTCTTGTACCGGACGTTGCCGGTGTCGAAATCGCCATCCATGCTGTTTTGCAGCGGGGTACGCACGAAGTGCTTCATGCCGTTCGGAACGTCGGTCGTCAAGAACCAAGCGTTCGTGTCGGTCAAGAAGTGGTTCACAGCGTAGCCTTCCGGAATCGCACCCATCGCCTTCAACGCGTTGATGTCGTTATCGGCGGTCGCAACACGGAGTTCCGTGTCGAGGAGGCGCTTGGCAACGAACATCAAAGCCGGGGGAACGATGAGCTTGCGGGGCTTCGCAGCGATGAGCAAACCACGCTCGTCGGTCCAACCAGCAATCTGAATGACCGCAGCTTCCAACGAAGTCTCGTTGAGGTCGGCAGCAGTCAGACGGTTGCTGTTAACACCGCCCGAAACAAGCGGATGCGAGGCCGAGAACAGGGGCTGACCATCACCACCAGCATAGGCGGCAGCGAAGCCATTGTTCAGGACCGAAGCCGCTTTGACTTGCTTCGTGTACGCCATAGCGCGAGCAAGAGCCTTCGTATAGCGCTTGCTGAGCGAGTCGTACAGGTTGTCTTCAACCGCTTCTTCCGTGATGGAGAAGCCGAGAGCAATCGTCTCGTGGTTGTAACGAGCCGTCCAAGCTTCCTGCGCGTTGTCGTACGCAATGGCTTGGCCTTCCGGCTTGACCGGGGCAGCGGAGAATCCGCTCAGCTTCGTCTCTTCTTCGAAGGAACGCTCGGAGGTCTCGGTCTCGTAGATCTCCTTGTGCTCTTCGCCATATTGCTTGTACTCAAGGCCGAACAGGGCATTCAAGCCCGGCAGGAGTTCCTTAAGTAATTGTGCACGTGAAATAGCCATGTCTTAAGACTCCTATTAGGTGCCCGACGCGTTGTTATACGCGTGGTAGCCAGCGTTGAACTTGACGATGAACTCGACAATGTTCCCGCTGCTGTTGGCCGTATCGGTCACAACATCAACCACACGGAACGGCAACGAAGTCGTCACGTTGTTGATGAAGACACCCATCTTGCTGTCGCCCGTGATCGAAGAACCCGTGTTGAGGACGAGTTCCGCGTTCGTGCCAAACGAGTTGGCGCGGGAGATGTAAGCCGGGAGAAGACCGCCCGAAGCGTTGTCGGCAACGTTGCTCGTCACGTTCACGACCTTGAACAGAGCGTTCGGGTCATCGGCAACATAAGCAACGATGTCGTCAGCGACGACGCCACCCGGATAGTACTGCGAGAACAGCTTCTGCTTCGTAGTCGGGTTGGTGTACGAGCATCCGAGGAACACACCGATGATTCCCGCAATCGGGGTCGAGTTGTTCTGGAGGGTCGTGATGATGACATTTCCCGACGAGTTCAACTGAACCACATCGCCGTTATAGATGGCGGTGCCGTAGTTGCTCCCAATCGGAATCTGTCGCGTAGCACCCGCAAACGGAAGTCCACCGATCAGATTGACCGGCTTCAAACCGTAAGGTGCATCAACAGTGGGATAAGCCATTTGATACTCCTAAGTAGTTAATTTATTTGCCCTTACCAAACGAGACCGTAGTCTTTCTGTCGTTAAACAGTGGCATACGCTCGTCGTTTAGTCTCATGAAGTTATTGTCTACAGACTGCATCTGAGACTGAGCTTGGCGTGTGTAATAGTCATCACGCTGTTTCATCAGTTCAGCCGGAGCCTTGCAGAGCAACAACCCACCAATCTCAATGTTGTCTTTAAAACGTCCATTGGGATCAGCTTGCAGCATCAGTTTCGGTTGTTCGGCGGCTTTGACCGGCTCCCAACCTTCCCGTAATTTTGCAGACGTATTAGTGGGATCTGCTTGACCCATAATACTGGTCCGAATCCAGCGGAACACCCAACCTTCCTGCGGCTCCGGTTCGGGGAGCGTTTGGGGCGGGGTCCAAGAAATCTTACGTTGTGCCGCTTCTCTATTTTCAACTTCTCGTTGCAGACGATTCTCAGCCATTTGCGTTCTCCAGTTTCATGAGTTCCCGTGCATACTGTTCATTACTCAAGCCAAGTTTCTTAGCCAGAGCAACTTGCGTAGCTGTCAAACGAATTTGACGAGGCGCGGTTCCCCGCGTCACAGGAGCCACGTTTGTGGACGGCTTTGGTTTGGCAGCGGTTTTGGCCACTTCCTTTTGAGGTTTGGCTTCCTCTTCAGCGTCTTCGAACGCCTCTGGAAACCGCCTCTTCATCGTCGCATCGATCTGTTGGTAGTAATCGTCACTACGCGGATCGATTCCGGACCTGACCAGCTTTTCATGTAGGCCGAGTGCGAGGGCGGTCATCTCCTCGTCCACGCCGAACCAAGTGTTGTTCCGTTTCCAAGCATCGGCTTTTGGGTCGATGGCTGGAGCAGGCGCTTGTGGCGTCGTTACCTGTTGGTTTTCTTGTACACGCGTATCTTCTTCTTGTAAAGAGGGGCGGAAGTTTTCATATTGCTTTAGACGCAGTTTGGCATCTGTCATAGCCTCCTGCGCGGCAGCGATATTCTCCGCATCGCCCGACTCATAAGCTTGCTTTAGTTTATCTTTAGCCACTGCCAATTCAGTATTGGCGGCCTTAGTGACCTCTTGGATGAAGACCCGCTCACCAACGCCGAGGCGCTGCTTGAGACGCTTGTTCTCCTCCATCTGGGCCTGAGCAAACTTAAGGGCTTCTTCACGCTCACGAGCAGCGGCTTCCTTGGCCCGACGTTCGTCGTTCCAAACCTTCTTCATCTGCTTGAAGCGTTCTTTTACGTCATTGGAATACTGGTCAAGTTCGTCCTTTTCCAGATTCTCGACGATCTCCTTCGGCATCGGCTTGGCGTGTGCCCGATCCTCTGGAGGCATGTCATCGACTACCTCGATGCTGAACTCCTGATTATCAGGAGCCTCTTTCGCTTCCTGCTCGTCAGGAAACTTAAATTCTTCAAGATCTGCCATAACTATTTCTCCTTATGCGCGGCGGATACCACGGGGGTCATCGACCACCGCTTCAACCGTGTCGTCATTGATGATGCGGAACTCACGGCCATGAATGACCACGCGAGTACCTGAGTACGGGCGAGTGAGGACAAAATCCCCCTCTTTGCACCAAGGTCCGGTAGGGAACCGGTCTTTATCGGTATAGGCCATATCACCCATCTTCACGACGAAGAGAACGACCGTAGTCAACTCTTCAGTTCGCTTGGTGTCCTCGGCCTTAACGATTCCGCCTTCATATTCCTCTTCTACATGAGGAACCGCGCACAGCAACCGATACCCCCTCGGTGCTGGAAGCAAGGAAGCTTTCTTAGCCTCCTCCTGTGTTTTCTCAACATCAATATTACTCATCGTCTGTCTCCATCCGTTTTGCAAGGTCATTAATTAGGACTTTGGCGGCGTCAAGACCTTGAATGACTCCGCACAATCTTCGGTACTCTTCGATATCCTTCAGCGTGCCTTGAGACAGGAAAGACACGACGTTGGAACGCTCGTCCTCAAGTTTTGATTTGAGGTACTCAAGAGGCGTTGTATAACTCATTTACTCCTTCTTGCCCGTTTGGGGGCGGTTGCGCTGAAACTCAGCAGATTCCTTCGACTTGGCGATGTCGATACCCATGCGGACTCCCTCTGCCTGCTGTTTGGCGGCAAGGGCAGCTTTGTGCTTCTGGATATCTGCGCCCATTTTGGCTGCTTCAATTTGCTGACGATTTGAGATCTCAACCTGACGCAGTTCAATCTCGTCGGCCTTGAGAGCCGCATCAATCTGCAACTCCTTCTCCTTACGCTGCTGATCAGCCATCTTGACCTGAGCATCAAGCTGCAACTTCTGCTGCTGAATCTGAGCATTAAGCTGCAATTTTTGTGCTTCGATCTGCAACTCCTGCTGTCGGAGTTGAAGCTCCATCTGCTGCATCTGGATAACAGGGTCTTGAGCCTGTTGCTGGGCCTGTTGCTGTTGGACTTCGGCCTGATCCTTCTGGAGCAGTTTGGCAGCGGCGGCTGCGGCGAGTTGAGAGATCTGAATTTCTGCTTCTTCCGGCAGGAAATTCTCGTCCTTCTCCGCATCGGGCATCGGCGGGAGATTTGCTCCCAGTTGTTTCTCGATTTCCTTGCGGTATTGAAACGCTACGTGCTCCATGATGTGAGCAGCGCCAGCGGCCATGATAGCTTGAGCCTGTGGGTTCTGACCCACAATCTGCATGATTTTCGGATCCTGCATGGCCATCATGTGAACCTGTAGATGTGCCTCGTGATCTTGATAATAGAACGCCTTCACAGGTCTGCTGTTCATGAGGTTCATATTTTCTGTCACGGGGTCTACAGGCTTGAGTTCCTCCTCCACCGGGATAATCTTGTTGGCGTTTCGGATGCCTAACGTCTCGATCATCTGGCGATGGAGATAGGGAAGATCGTAAATTTCTGGAGCAGTCTGCGACAGTTGAAGCACTGCTTGGTACTGCACGACCTTCTGCGACATCGTGGCCGCGTTCGGATCGGATACCGGCAAAATATCAACGTTGTCGTAGTCGGACTTCTTGGCCTTGCGACCGCCAACTTCCGGCTCGTATGAGTATTCGTCTGGCGTGTAGTCCCGAATAATCGCAGCGAGGAGTTTGAACTCCTGCTTCATCGTGTAGTGAATGCGAGCCTGAACAGCCGACATCACCTTCAACACGCGCTCCAAAATGGCGAGCGTCGTACCCACCGGAGCCTGCGAGGACATATCGCTGACTTTGAGATCCGACACCGCAGCGAAGCGGCGTCCTTCCTCGACCACTCGGTCCATCAACTGAGCGAGAGTCTGCGAGGGTTCCTTGTACGGCAGAGGAAGAATGTTGTCGCGGATTGCACCGCTTGGTACGTCTACGTCTCGGAATTCTCCCGGAGCAATAGGCGTATCGTCTCCCTTAATTCTAAGCCCACGCGACTTGAGGCCACCCGGAAGGTTGCTGAGTGTTCCTGCGTCGATAAGCTGCCTAAGAAGAGATGTAGCTGCCTTAGAGTGTCCGCCGATAAGGTGGATGAGACCAAAGTAGTAGAACCCGAATCCGGGGATGTAACCATAATGAACAAAGTGCTGTCGCTTTTGCTTGAGTTCATCTTCTTCCTTCCAATTCCGCCGAATGGCTAGAATCGTCCCCGTACCCTTCTCGATTGTTACCACGTAGGGCAGCGCAATCCCCGTCTCGTGATTATCTTCATCAACGTCCGGATAATCCTTGAGGTCCAGATTTACGTGCATCTCAAGCAACTGAAACCGATCATCCATCGACGCTGAGAAGCCCTGATCCTCAGCCTTCTGCTTCTCCACCTCGTCCATGACGCGCATGGGCTCGCCCAAGTCCACATCACGATAGAACCCGGCGTACTGAAGCTTCTTAACCTCGTTCTCGGTCTTACGCATCTTGTGCGTAACACGCTCGGCTGTCTCAATGTTCGGCGCACCGTACGGCACCACGATATCTTCAGCCGGGATATAGACCGCAGTTTGACGCCCCAGCGAGGGATCGTAATAGACTTTCTTAAATGAGTTACCCGAGAGGGCGAGGCTCAAGAGAAGCCGCTCATGCTCAGGTCGGTACTCCTTCATCTCCTCGGTTAACTTGTAGTTCATGTCATCAGCGACACGAATCGCAGACTCTTTCTTCTCAGGAGTCTCCTTGCCGATAATCTTGGTCTTGACCGGCCCCATAGCCGGGAAGACTTCCATAATCGTTTCGGACTGGAACTTAACTGCCGACTCCATCAGGAGAGGATGGAACACACCACATGCACCCGGCCACGGCTCAGTACGCTCTTCGTACCGAATACCCAGAATCTTCAGTCCTTTAACGTAGGTGTCGAGCCAGTCTTTGCGGGAGGCGAGGTCCTGCTCATAATCTGCGATTAACTCGGAGGCGAGAAGCTGAAGTTCGTTCTCATCCATGTACTCGGCAAGGTTGGCGTCGAAATCCTCAGCACGGGGTTCGGCTTTTGCCATCTGGATGACCATGCCATCCACGCCGATATTGACCTCTTCCGGGTCAACGATCTCAATCTCAATCGGCTCCGCGTCCGCCGCCATCGCAGCAATGCCTTGGGGAGCTTCCATCAAACTTTTATCGACAGCCATCTAAACTCTCCTAATAGTAGCCTTCGCGCCTGTGGCTCTTGAACCATTTTGTTGGCTCAGGCTCGTCTGACGGAAGTCGAATAAACCCACCCTGTCTGAAGCGCAGAAGAGCGAGAGTCGTAGAGTCCACCAAGTCATCATGGGTGCCGGAGGGGAAATCGTTACACTCCTCCACTACTTCTCTGGCCCACCTATGGTCAGTACACCAGACTATACCTGAAGAAAACAAGTCTGACACCGCATTAACTCGACTGATCTTGTCCTGACCCTTACCCGGCGTGAACTCACTGATCGGCACGCCCATCCGACGCATCTCCTGATACAGCGCCGCACCGTTGGATTTCTTCTCAACGATGAACGTATCCGGGTTCCACTCCTTGTACTCCTCAATCACCAACGCCTTTAACTCGGGGAACTCCAGTCTTTGTTTTATGGAGTTAAGTAGAATTATGTTGTAGTTCTGGGTCTCCTCATTAAAGAAAACCCCCCAAGTAGTCAGGGCATTAAAGTCCGAGCGGTTAGATTTCTCTTGGGCTGCGTCGAGGCTCATGATTATGTGCTCGCACTGCGGGGGACTCTCTCCCTCCCATATCCGCCACCACTCCCGCTTGAGGAGCGCACCCTCCTCCGAGGTCGGCTGCTGCATGTACTGTGCCTGCCAATAGCGCACATCCATGCTGGCCTTTTTAGCCAAGAGTTCATTGATATCCCAGAACTCAGGCCATAGCGGTTTGTCGTTCAAAATGGCGGGAAATTCCACGACTTCCCACTGATCTGCGCCTTCTTCGCGCAACATGTGATCCACAATCTTGCCGGTCAAATCCATCTTCGACCATCGGGTCATCACGACAATAATCGCACCACCCGGCATCAATCGTTGGACTGGACCCGACTGGAACCATTCCCAAGCTGGTTCAAAAACGTCTGCGCGACCTTGTTTAGCCTCCTGTTCTGAGTGGGGATCATCAATAATGAACAAATCAGCACCTCGGCCAGCAAGAGCACCGCCAACACCGATAGCAAAATACTCACCATTAAAATTAGTACCCCATCGAGAAGCAGACTTACTATCAGCTTGCAGAGAGACATTAGGGAAGATGTCACGATAGTTTTCTCCTCCGACCAAGTTACGCACCCGTCTGCCGAAATTAACGGCGAGATCAGCGGTATGCGAGGCCATAATCACTTTCTTCTGCGGGTACTTGCCTAGAAACCACGCCGGAGCGAGGTAACTGATCATCTCGGACTTGCCATGACGCGGGGCGATGTTGACGATGACCCGCTTTTTCTTACCTTCGGCTATTTCTTCGAAGATTCTGGCGAGTTTTTTGTGGTGCGGACCAACTTTGTAGCCCGGATACACGTGCTGAATGAAATCTAGGAACGAATCCTTGCCTAGTTTCTGCGTAATTTGGCTTTGATACTGCTTGAGAAGGTCGGCAACGCGCCGTTTCTCTTTATCCGGCATGTTCGGCAGCGCTAGACGCAGCTTTTCTATGTTTTCTTGGGTCAGTTGCACGATTTTTCAGGGCTTTCGTCGCTAACGACCTTGTATTCAATGCCTTCCAACACCGACAGAAGCTCTTTCTCGACCTCTTCGATGGGCTTTATCTGGTGCGTTATCTCACTACGCTTCTTAAATGCGTCGATTCCGTCCACTTCGCCCAGTGCTTTGAGCGCTGCAATGCGCGTTTTGACATCATCGGCTGCTTCAACTGACTCAAACAGCTTATTAACCACGTACAACTTTAGATCTGACAACTCCTTGACGATCATGTGGTTATATCTGGCAGCGATACCGGCATACATCGCTATGACTTCGTTCGGATAAACGCTGAAGTCAGGCTTCATATTCGGGTTCTCGACCATCTCACGTGCCAATTCCTTGGCAGCTTCGGCATCGCCATCCGTGGGAACGATGGGTGTCTGCGTGATATCCGAGATCAACTTAATTGTCCTTGCCCGCATCTCTATCTCTTCGGGCGCAGACAACTCAGGTAGGGCTTCCCGAGCGTGAGCCGGGAGCGGGATGTTGTCTTCGATGTCAGGAACTAACGGCTGTGCATCCATGTGTGTGGATAGTACAACAAAATATATAAAAGAAAATGGCATGGTACCAAATTGATGACGGGGGGTGTTTCTATATGAAGGGGGGTGGGGTCAGCCAAGTGTGGAAAAAGTGGGCATCGTTTGTGTGGATCTAGGGGTATGGGGGGCGCGGCGGAGTCCCAACTGAATAGCGGGGGGCCGGGTACGGGTGGGGTCGGACTATGTAGCGTTTCATTTATAGGTGAAAGTTTACATATCGATTCGCCTGATATATAACTATCTCACGCCATGCAATACCGCAGGGCGCATTTAACATAGGACTATTACGATGAAAGCAGTAGACATGAAGAAAATTCAATCGGCCGACCTTGCGTCGATTGGTTACTCTGCCGCATCACAAGGCGACACGATTGCGATGCTCGCAACCGAATTGGTGCGACGTTATCCGTCTGGCGAATTCTCCGATGAAGTCAAGGCCGAATTAGAAAAGGGCATGACAGGCCGCAAAAATGAGTTGTACGGAACGCGGTACTTTGCTCACAAGGGCAGCGAGTACCTGCCAATCGATGAAGAGGCCGCAAGGGGCATGGAGTCAACCGGAGTGTTCGCTCTGACGATTGAATACGCTTGCGGATTGTCGGCCTATGACTTTGGCCAACTGAAGACTAAAGACGCGGCGAAGTATGAATTAGTGAAAGACGCGCGTTATGACGAAAGTCAGTATCGGTCGAATCGCATGAAGAGTCTAATGAAGGCCGTGAATGACCTGAAGGCCGGAATCAAAGGCCGGACACGAGAGGCCAACAAGAGATATCTCGACTGGTTATCTGATAAGCAAAACGGCCTCGCGCAGACAATGCTTAAACGAGCAGCGACCGCCCGAAAGAATGGTGACCCGACTGCTCCGAAAGACAAGGCCGACCTGATCAGGATGCTGACTGAAGTAATCAACAAGGCCTGACCCACTCGCCCCGGTAGCCGCAAGGTTGCCGGGGCTTTTTTATGCCTGCGTTTCGCATAAGAAACCAGTTCCTTGTTTGTGCGCGCGTGTCGCGTGTGCGTGGCTGCGCGGGGAGAGGCATGGCTAGTTAAGCTATTAAGCGAGAGGGGTTCCACTAAATAAGACTTCACCTCCAAGTGAATCGAACCCGCAAAGCCTCACATCGTTTTATAACGTTATAAAATGATGGTCTGTTCCACGTTGTTCCACACTTGTTCCAAGTTTTGTTCCAAGTTCAAAATCGGTAAGTCATTGTTTTGCAAGGGAATAGTGCAAATCTGTTCCAATGTTCCAAGTTTTTCAAGGTAGGGCAAGGGGGGAGGGGTAAAAACCAAGTCGAGGAAGTCGTCATCGCGGATCGTCAACCCGCACGCAAAAAATCATCACATCATTCGTATACCTCATTTTTATTGGAACAGATTGAACAACTACTACTACTAAAAATAAATAATAATAAAAACAACAACTTAGCCTCCTCCACCCTCCTCCTTTTGTAGCATTGTATAAGTTTCATTTTTGGAACAACTTGGAACAAGTGGAACAGATTTTATCCACCACGCGGATACCGCAAACCCCGTCCCGCTCCGTCCCATCGCCAGATATCTTTTTTATCCAAAGTCTTGACATAAACGTAAAGAAGCCCTATAATATGGGCTCATGACCGATGAACAACTAACTCAACACGTTAAATAGGACTTCACTTCGACATGAATTACGAAACGGAGAAAGCCATGCAAACGACCAAGACAACCAAGCCGATCAAGACGACTAACCCCAAAGTGCGCCCACACGTACAGGCCAAGCAACCCTTCGTCGCTAATAACATCTTTGCTGAATGGGTTCGGGCAGGTGTCGGGTATTCCGGCACAGCGGGAGAGGACATCTACGCCGTCTATTCCTACGGCAAGCACTTCCCTATGTATGCCTTCATCCCGAGCGTGAATCGTTGGTTTGCCAACGTGGACAGGTACTCCATCACGACATCGAAGCACAAGGGACAGGCTCACCCGCACGAGACTTGCACGGAGGTAAGCCGGGACTTCTTGCGTGATGTGTTGGACATGGGACTCGGGAATGCCGTCGTCCGGCACGAGGTAAAGGTATATGGATAAGAAGTTGTGCACACGATGTTATGCCGAGTTTATTGAGGACGAGCGTGTGGTTCTTGGCTATCTCACCTGCATGCCATGTGGCGAGGAACAGGCACGGAAGAGGAAGCACACCGTCGTCCCGCTCCACAAGAGCAACTACATCGTCCCGGCAAACCGGGAGGAGTTGTGTGGGATAAACAACAAGGGAGGGTTCTACCGATGAACGACGCAGACATCGAAATTTTGCGAACACAGGCAGAGAAGTTTCTCAGCGCAGATGAGGCATACATGAAAGTGCTGCGTGAGTTGCAGGAAGAGTTGCGACGTATCAACAAACAGATCGAAGCATTACGGGAGGTGTACCGTGGAGGATGAAGAGTTTGCGGTGCTTGAAGCCGCTGCATACGCGCGTGAATTAGAACTTGAATACATGGAGCGACGAGAGTTGCTCGAAAAAGTGCAGAGTAATGAGTGGGCGCAAAGTGCGTGGGAGGTGACCGATGGTGCGTTCTAGGGGATGGACTAGATAAATCAGGTGGAAAAAAGATCCCCAAAGTCTTGCTTTATATGTAAAGGTATCCTATACTATGATCATAGACGTAGGGATGACTAAGCAACTGGACTAAACAACGATTCACTTGGACATGAACTAGGAGATAAGTGATGGACGTAGCAAACGAAACATTCTTGAAGAAGCCGGAACACATCGTCTCGCTCGCATCGTCGTGCGTGTTGGTGGACGTAGACACCCGAGTGTGGACTGCAACGATGCAGGATAAACAAATCAGCGAGGAGGTGACGCAAGCCAAGAAAGCCGACAGCGATGCGGGTAAGTTTGTGAAGCACTTGCTCGCCAAGAATCTGGAACACAAGCGAGTGTTGAACTATCGCCAGACGGTTTATAACTGGATGCAGCGACGGACGTACGACTGGGCAGGCAGTCAGAGAATCCTCCCAAGCGTAGAACTACCCCGCTTCATGAAGGAGTTTCAGCACCACGAGACTACCTTCAACGGACTGGTCGCGGACTTCATCAAGGCATACCCGAGCATCGTGTCGAACATGGCGTTCGTGGCACAGGGTGAGATGTTCAGGCGGGAGGACTACCCGTCAGTTAATGAAGTATTCAGCAAGTTTTCGATCCGGCTGTACACGAGCGAAGTCCCGCTTGGTGACTTCCGCTGCAAGATTGCCAACGAGTTGGCGTCTGATCTACAGGTTCATTACGAGCGACAGGCTCGTGACTTGGTGGATGGGATTATTAACAGACAGAAGGAGCAACTGATCGAAGTGATGAAGTCTCTCTCGCATTGTTGTGAGACGGAGACCGTCGTCGAGAACGGAGAGATCAAGATCAAGCGACGGAAACTGTACGACACCACTCTGCAACGAGCGATTGAATTATGTAACACATTCGCAGAGTTCAACGTGTCACGAGATCCTGCATTAGAAGAGGCACGTGTTTCCCTGCTGCGGGCACTCGAAGGTGTGACGATTGATCAATTAAGAGACAGCGATACCAAGCGTATCGTCGTGAAAGAAAGTGTGGACGACATCCTGTCCAAGTTTGGCGTTTGATTTTTGTAACGGACTTTTGATTTTTGTAACTAAAGAGGTGTGAATCATGGCTATCAATCTATTCGCTAACCCCGTCACCATCGACGAGGCATATACCCTGATCAAGACTCTGGGTACGACTAATACTTTCCTGTGCGTGGGTGAGCCGGGTATCGGCAAATCAACATTTCACTCACGGCTGAAGTCAGACTCAGACTACCCCGCCGACAAGTACGACCACATCTACGTGGACTTCTCCAACACGGACTTGGGTGACATGTTCATCCGCGCTCCGAACCGGGAGACTGGGGAGTTGGAGTTCTACCCGTCATCTCTCTTCAAGATGAAGTCAGGCAAGCCGAAGATCATCATGCTCGACGAGATCGGCAAGTGCGACAAGATGATGCAGAAGATGGCGATGCGTCTCGTGTTAGACCACGTTATCGGAGACGAGGAATTGCCCGAGGGTTCCATCGTGTTCGCAACAACTAATAACTTCTCTGACGGTGTGGGTGATGCGATCCTCGCGCACGGTGGCAATCGCGTGACGATCATCAATGTCAGCAAGCCGAACGAGAAACTGTGGAACGCATGGGCTACGGACAACGGCATCTCTGCTGTCATTCGTGCATGGGTGGCGATGAATCCACGAGCACTCGCGTCGTACCTTGACGGTGGGCAGGAAGATAATCCGTTCATCTTCAAGCCGGGTAATCGTGTGCTGTCGTTCGTCTCGCCACGTAGTTTGGCAAAGGCTGATCCGATTGTTCGCAAGCGTGATCTCATCGGATCGAAACTGACTCATTCATCCTTGGCCGGGACAATCGGTGTGGCTGCGGCTGAATCGATGGCTGCGTTCTTGGCACTTGAGAAAGAGTTGGTATCTGTCAAACAAATCTTGGCTGATCCCGACAACGTGGAGATACCCGAGCGCCCGGCTGCGTTGTTCATGACGATGTTCAATGCCATCGACACCATCGAAACACAAGATGACTTGAGCAAGTTCATGCGGTTCGTCAATCGCGTGAGATCGTCCGAGGTGCAAGCCGTGTTCTTCACCATGCTGTTGCAGTCCAAGCGTACGAGCCGTATCGCACGAGGTAATGCACAGGTGAGCGACTGGGCAAAGAGCAACTATGAGTTGTTGATCTGACGGAGGTGTGACATGGGACACGTAATGGTATTTGGTAAGAGATCGGCTACCGAAGAAGAGGTAGAACGCGCTCTGAACATGGAGATCGTAGTTGAACAGAAAAACTTATACGGGGTGGTGCGGTTCTATCCCGTGAATCTACTGGCGCAACAGTTTGCCAATCTGATGGGACGGATGACGTTCGATATCGGGCATCTGAAGCGTATCAAGGAAATGGGTATCTCCGTTGACGTTAAGCAAGAGGAAGTAGTGTTATGACTGACGCAACTACAGCATTGAAGAAAGCACACATTCGACTGATGCGCCACCCGGAGACTTGTCTGTACGGTGGGATCATGTTGATGGGTGAGTCAACAATCGAAGATGGCATCCCGACTGCGTACACGGATGGCAAGAACAAGCGGTATGGTCGTGAGTTCTTCCAGTCTTTGACGTTGCCCGAACAATCTGCGTTGGTGCTGCACGAGAATGGCCACGTGTTCTTGAAGCACATCCCTCGTCACATGGACTTGGTGAAGGAGAATCCGCGACTCGCAAACGTGGCGATGGACTTTGTGATCAATGACATCATCACGGAGATTGGCAAGAAGGCTCCTGATCTGGTCAAGTTACCGAAGGGTGGGTTGTACGATCCGAAGTATCACAACTGGTCGGTACGTGAGGTGTACAACGATCTCAAGGCAGAGATGGACAAGCGCAAGAAGAAAGGCAACGGACAAGGTGGACAGGGTACAGGCAGCGGGAAGAGTCCCGAGGAGATGCAGCCGCTCGACGAGCATGATGCGGAAGCGTTGGCAGGTGCAAGCGTTGAGGAAGTGCGGAAGTTGTCCGACGAGATCAGCGAGGCTATCCAACAGGGTGCGATGTTGGCCGGGAAGTTTGGCGTCAAAGTACCGCGCGTCATCCAAGACTTGATGACACCAAAGGTATCGTGGCGTGATGAGTTGCGTGAGTTTGTCTCCTCGACAACGAAGGGACGAGATGAATACACGTGGCGCAAGATGAATCGTCGCCGCATGGTTGATGATATTTACTTGCCAACTCTGGAAGCGGAGAAGGTAGGCGAGATCATCATCGCCATCGATACGTCAGGCAGTATCGGCAGCGCACAACTGACTGAGTTTGCGACCGAGATGATTTCGATCTGCGACATGGTGTCACCTGATCGGGTGCGAGTGATCTGGTGGGATCATCAGGTACGAGGTGAGCAAGTATTCAGCGACAACTACGACGGACTGGCAACGATGCTGAAGCCCGAGGGTGGCGGTGGAACTAGGGTTTCATCTGTGAGTGAACTGCTATGCAACGAGAACTGCAATGCCGAGTGCTTGGTTGTGTTCACAGACGGATACGTTGAAGACGATATCAAATGGCAGACGAACATCCCGACGCTGTGGATGGTGACACTTGCCCGTAACTTTACCCCGCCGAGCGGTCGGCTTGTGAAGATGGAGGTGTGAGATGAATCAAGAAACTAATATGGAAGAAGTGATCAAGTACGTTCGTGCGTTGGAAGAAATGGGTTGTGCTGTCGTGGTATTCACGCCCGAGGAGTTGCTAGATGCTGATCCTGACAAGGTGCAGGATCGTTTGATTGAACTAGGGCATGAAGTTATTCAGGACATGGCATGGATGAACAGAGTAGACGATGAAGACTAAGGAGGATGAGTTGATTCCTCCGCCTGACTTCAAGCGCACACACGTGACTAATTATGTTCTTGAACAGGACAGGAAAACTTTGGCACGCATCGAGCAAGCACGAAAGATGCGTGAGGATATGAAAGTACTACGGACTCAAGAGGTGAATCATGTTTGAGCAATTCTTTTTGAACGGTAAGTATTCTAACCAAGAGAAACTTGCTATCACTCGCCATGCGTTGTGGCCTGTGTATGCTGCGTTGCATAACGTGTCGGGAGGGAAGATCCGTATCTCGGAACTGACCGACTCGGGGAACATGCACTTTGCTTTGGAGAGCGGGTTGCAGATCGGGTTCGTCTATCGGATGCAGACGGAGAAGCGTTGGTACTACGCGCTCCGGTTCACGAGCAATCCGTTCGGCCACGACTACTACAACTACTCAAATGGCAAGCCCGACTTGCGTAGTGACAAGCCCAAGTATCTGGCCAACAAGATTAAGACTTCATTCAAGGATGAAGTGTTGGCTGAGGTGGAAAGCGTGGAGTACTCCATGATCAAACGAGTGGGTGAGATGATCAGCAGAGTCATCAACGACAACTACTCGAAACTGACGGAGAGTGTTTCGTCATACGAACGTATAAACGGTGACTTGTTGCTTGAACTTGCACGGCTCGCAGAAGGTGAGATCACTAGCGCAGATCTTAGCCAATACGCACGGGCTGAATGTACAACTAGACTCAAGGAATACAAGCAAGCGCAAGTGCAACGGGCTATCGACTTTGAAGATGTCGAGTCGTTCTATTCCCGTGACAAGGTGCTGATTACGAAAGATCTGTATGGTGGGCTGAACGTGACGTACTGTCCTGCTGATATCTGCAAAGACTTTCTTAATCAGGTCAAGCGTAATCGGTGTACGGATGTGAGAGCGTTGATCAATGATCGTACGCTGCATG